CCCAACCAATGAACTTAAAAAAAACAAAAATAGATTTGGATAAGCAAGAAATTAGTCTTATATTAAACGGAATTAAAAACGCAAACTTCCAAGGTAAGGATGTTCAAAACGTATTTAATTTAGTATTAAGATTACAAAACGCATATTCAAAAATATAAAAAATGAATTTAGAAGTAAATGATTATAAAGTTCTGATAGGAGCTTTGCAAAGTATTAGTATCAAAGGATCAGATGCTAGATATATTAGTAGTTTATTAGTTAAATTAGAAAATCTATCTAATGAATTAGAAATTAAGGTACAAGAAGAAGACACTCCCAAAAAGAAATAAAATGGAAAAAATAGTTTTAAAAAAAGAAGAATTAAAAGGTATACAAGACGTTCAACAACAACAAAATAATTTGTTATTTCAACTAGGACAGATTGAATACCAACAAAAAACATTAGAAAGTCAAAAAGTAACCACTTTAAATGCCCTAACTACATCAGAACAGGATGCAAATAAGGTTGCAAAAGAATTAGAAGAAAAATACGGAGAAGGTACGTTAAATATAGAAAACGGAGAGTTTATTAAATCCTAATACATTTTACACCCCTTCCCCAATATTTATAAACAAAACAAACATATTATAAAATGGCAGAAGTACTTTTATCCCCAGGTGTATTAGCAAGAGAAAATGATTCATCTCAAGTTACATCACAACCTACACAAGCAGGCGCAGCTATTGTTGGTCCAACCGTTAAGGGTCCAGTTAATATACCAACTGTAGTATCCTCATATTCAGATTATCAAAATAAATTTGGTGCTAAAGTAATAAGTGGTAGTGGAGAATACACTTACTTTACTTCAGTAGCAGCTTATAACTACTTCCAACAAGGAGGAGATTCATTATTAGTAACTAGAGTAGTATCTGGTTCTTATACAGCAGCGACTAGTTCAGCAGTAGATAACCTAGATTCAATATCAGCAATCACTTTAGAAACTCTAGCAGTAGGAGGTATTCAAAATAGTACATCTACAGAAGGTTCAAGAGGACAGTTAGCTGGTGGTACTAGAGATAATCTTAGATGGGAAGTAATATCACCTGACACGGCTTCAGGAACATTTAGTCTTTTAGTCAGACAAGGTAATGATATTACATCTCAAAGATCAGTATTAGAAACTTGGACAAACTTATCACTAGACCCTAACGCTTCAAACTTTATTACAAGAGTAATAGGAGATCAGATTCAAACAGTTAAAAGTGATGGAACCGACTATTTTTTACAAATGACAGGATCGTTTGCTAATGCCTCAAGGTATGTAAGAGTAAAATCTGTTAATACACCAACTCTAAACTATTTTGATAACGCAGGTGAACCAAAAGACGCGTTTACAGGTTCTATTCCTGTAGCTAGCAGTGGTTCGTTTGGAGATGCTTTAGGAACTGATTTTGACGGTATAGTAGCTAATTTTAACCAAGATATTAACGCTACTAATACACAAGGTTTAGAAGGAAGTAACTATACAATAGCTTTAAACTTATTAGCTAATAGAGATGAATTCCAATATAACTTAATATCAGTCCCAGGTTTATATAGAGCAGATTATGCTTCACAAATATCATCTTTAGTTAACACTTCACAGTTTAGAGGTGATTCTATAGCAGTAATAGATGGTGTAGGGTATGGTAGTTCAATAACAGCTACAAAAACACAAGCTGCAGGAGTTGATTCTTCATATGCTGCAACATATTGGCCTTGGGTTCAAACAATAGATCCAGATTTAGGAGATCAAGTTTGGGTACCAGCTTCAACTTTAATCCCAGGAGTATATGCTTATAACGATGCTTCATCTGAAGCGTGGTTTGCACCTGCAGGTTTAAATAGAGGTGGATTATCAACAGTAATAAGAGCTGAAAGAAAACTAACTAACGGTAATAGAGATGATCTATATCAATCAGGTGTTAATCCAATAGCTACATTCCCAAACACAGGAGTAGTAGTATTTGGACAAAAAAACACTACAGAAAAAAGCAAGTGCTTTAGATAGAGTAAACGTAAGAAGATTATTGATTGCTCTTAAAGGATTTATTTCTCAAATAGCAGATAACTTAGTATTTGAACAAAATACAATAGCTACAAGAAATAACTTTTTAGCACAAGTTAATCCATATATGGAAAGTGTGCAACAAAGACAAGGATTATATGCTTTTAAAGTAGTAATGGATGAAAGTAATAACACACCAGATGTTATAGATAGAAATCAACTAATAGGACAAATATATATCCAACCAACTAAAACAGCTGAGTTTATATACCTAGATTTCAACGTATTACCAACTGGAGCTACTTTTCCATCATAAAAACTAAAAAACTAGATATTTATAACAAGAAATAAATTATAACAACATGCCAGTAATAGATCCAAACGAAATATTTTTTACCGCTTTTGAGCCAAAACAAGCTAATAGATTTATCCTTTATGCTGATGGTATACCAAGCTTTATTATAAAGCAAGTTAGTGCAGTATCATTAACACAAGGTGAAGTAATATTAAACCATATAAATGTTCAAAGAAAAGTAAAAGGTAAAACTACTTGGAATGACATTACAATGCAATTATTTGACCCAATAACACCTTCAGGAGCTCAAGCAGTAATGGAGTGGGTAAGACTACATCATGAATCAGTAACAGGTAGAGATGGTTACTCTGATTTCTATAAGAAAGATTTAAGATTAGATGTATTAGGACCCGTAGGTGATGTTGTTTCAGAATGGATTTTAAAAGGTGCATTTATTAAAGAGGCATCATTTGGAGATTACAGTTGGGATAGTGAAAACGAAGCTAAACAAATAGATTTAACTTTAGCTGTTGACTACTGTGTATTAAATTTCTAAAAATACTTAAATATTTTATTGAAGGAGATTTGGCTTAGCTAGATCTCCTTTTTATATTGGTATTTATAATAAAGTAAAAGTTATTAACAAATAAAAGATTATGGCCGAATTTAAGTTACCTACTGAAGAAGTAGAATTACCCTCAAAAGGATTATTATATTCAAAAGATAACCCACTATCAAGTGGAAAGTTAGAAATGAAATATATGACTGCTAAGGAAGAAGATATTTTAACCAACCAGAATTATATTTCAAAAGGGGTAGTAATAGATAAACTACTCCAATCGCTAATAGTTAACAAAGATATTAACTATAATACGCTTTTAATCGGCGATAAAAACGCTATAATGATTGCTGCACGTATTTTATCATATGGTAAAAGTTATGAGTTTACTTACGACTCAAAACCTCAAAATGTAGATTTATCTTTATTACAAAATAAAGAAATAAACACAGATTTATTTAAATCAGGGGAAAATAATTTTGCGTTTACTTTACCTAATACTGATAACCAAATAACGTTTAAGTTATTAACTCACGGTGATGATAAAAAAATAGATGCTGAAATAAAAGGTATTAAAAAAATAGATAAAGAAGGATCACATGATGTAACTACTAGATTAGCTCATATGATTACTTCAATCAATGGTAGTGAAGAAAAAAAAGATATTAGAGAATTTGTTAAGGGATTTCTTTTAGCTAAAGATGCTAGAGAATTACGTAACTACTATTCCTCAATCCAACCAGATATAGATATGAAAGTCTATGTAGATACGATTGACGGTGGAGAGGAGGTAGTAGATCTTCCTATAGGTCTTAACTTTTTTTGGCCTGACGCCTGATTATAGAGAACTTATATTTATTCAAATCCATGAAATAGTTTTTCATGGGAAAGGTGGGTATGATTATCCAACAGTGTATAATATGCCTATATGGTTAAGAAATTTTACACTAAAACAAATAACGGAACATTACGAGAGAGAACATGCCGCTATAACCGGTAAGGGTAAAAAAGAACAATCTTGGGTAGATAAATCTACTAAAGATAAAGTAAGACAATCAGATCCTGAAACTAATAAAGTGAAAATACCGGGATTTTTACAAAATAAATCTAAAGGTGATACCCCAAATACATCACCTAAACGTAAAACTTCATACAAATAGTCTAAGTTTTTAATATTTATAATAAACATACATTATTATGGCTGTAGGAGACGATATTAAAAAAATCAAAAAAGACTTTAAGGATATAAACGACGAAGCGACTGAGTTTAATGCCGCTTTGGGAGACATAGCTTCTTCTATGGGTAAAGCAGCTAAGAATAGTGATGATTTAGGTTCTTTAATAAAACAAGGCACTACCTCAGTAAAAAGTATTGCAAATCTAACTAAAGAGTTAAATAAGGTAAATAAAGATTCTTTAGGAAATCAAAAAGAAATCAACAGGCTTAATAAAGTAAAAAATAAACTTTTAGGTGAAGAACGAAACATTCAATCTCAACTACGTGTATTAGCTCAAAGAAGGGAAAGAGCTAAAGGAAAAGAATTAAAAGCAATAGATAAACAAATAGAAGGTTTAAAGGACACTTTATCCTATTCTGGAGATATAGTTAGGAACTATGATAAAATTCTCGAAACTAATGAAAAGTTAGAAAGATCAAACCCTTTTAAAGGAGCCTCTGAATTAGTCAAAGACATACCAGTAATAAATAAACTACTGGGTAACATGGTACAAGCTTCAGAGAAGTATAATGCTGAAATGAAAGAGTCGGGAAACCGAACTAAAGCATTAACTAAAGGGGTTGGAGAATATTTTAAAATACTAGGAAAAGCTGCTTTTGCTTTTGTTATTAAAGAAGCAATAAGTGCTATTAACTACATAGATAAATCTTCAGTTAGTTTAGCTAATAACTTAGGAATATCTAAAAATGAAGCCATAGGATTAACTCAAGAGTTCGCCAATCAATCTAAAGAGTTGAGAAATATGGGGGTTACCTATAAGGATATTATGGAAGCTAATATCCAACTAACTTCACTTCAAGGTACATCAGCTTTATATACTAAAGAATCTGCTACAGGTTTTAAGGTTATGACTAAAAACTTAGGTCTATCAGCTGAACAAGCCTCAAAGATGGAACAGTTTGCTAGAGCAACAGGTACTAACGCTCAAGATCAAACAGCTTTTACTATGGGGATGACAACCATGGAAAATAAGAGGTATGGTGTAGCTGTATCTCAAAGAGCAGTAACACAAGAAATAGCTACTATAAGTTCTAATATTGCTTTATCAACTAAAGCCCAAGGTAATAATCTAGAAAGTGCTGTCCATGCCGCTAAAAGGTTAGGATTATCTATGGCCCAAGTAGAACAAGTAGCAGGTGGTTTACTTGACTTTGAATCCTCTATAACAGCTGAAATGGAAGCTGAACTGTTAATAGGAAAAGATCTTAATCTAGAAAGAGCTAGATTAGCTGCCCTAAATAATGACATGGAGACTGTAGCTAAAGAAATTGGTAGACAAGGAATAACCCAATCAGCGTTTGCAGGGATGAATGCAGTACAACAAGCATCTGTAGCAAAATCTTTAGGAATGACAGCCAAGGATATGGGTAGTATGCTTATAAAACAAACAGCATTACAAAAACTAGGACCAGATATTAAAAATGAGGGAGATGTAGCAAAGTTAATCCAACAAATGAAGGAAGATGGAGCCACAGAAGAAGAAATTACTAAAAAAATAGGTAATGTACAATTACAAGAAGCAGCCCAGAATAAAACAATGCAGGAACAAATCCGAACCTTAATAGACAGTCTAGCTGTTACAGTTATGCCTGTTCTTGTATCTGTTTTTAAATATTTAGATAAACTATTAAAGTTCCTTAGTAATAATCCAACAGGGACTAAAATAGCAGGAGCTGGAGTTGTTGGTGCTATGGGTTTAGGATTAGGATCTAAGATGTTAGGTGGAGTAGGAACGGTAGGTATGGCAAAAAGACTTGTATCTGGAAAAGGTGGTAAAATGTTTAATCCCTTAACTATGACTCGTGACAAAGCAGGAAGAGCTCAATATAATAAGATGGGTAGAAGTATGGGAAAAACTCCAGGATTTGTACCTGGGGTGAAAAAAGCAGGAACATTTGGTAAAAGACTTCTTAAGGGGGCTCGAGGTGGAATAGGTGGGTTATTAGGAGGTGTAGCATTAGATTATGGTGCCGATATGGCTAAAGAGGCAGGACATGAAAATTTAGGCAAAGGTTTAAGTATAGGTTCTTCAGCATTAACAGGAGCAAGTATTGGAATGTTATTAGGACCAGTAGGTGCAGCTATTGGAGGAGGATTAGGAGCTATTTATGGAACTTATAAAGAGTATTTTGCTAAAGGTGATGAACAATTAGAAGAACAAAAGAAAACCAACGAACTATTACTAAAACAAACCGAACAATTAAATAACCAAAACAAAGAATTATATGATGCAATCTCAGCAGCTAGAAGTATAGAACTAAATGGAGTTAATCTAGCAAATGAAGGAATATCAACATCTAAAGAAAGTTTTAGAATTCAGTAATATTTATAATAAAAATAACTATAATCATGGGACTACAAAATAAATTAACAGAAAAAGGATCACGTTTATCATCAGTAAATGGTGGTTCAAATACAATAATGAAAGGTTCATTAAAAACTTCAAAGTTACACTTTGATTTCTCTATTAACGGACCAGCTCCAAATATAACAAATAAACCAATACCATCAATTTTGGATAAAGGGGGAGTTAAACCAAAAAATTCTTACGATAATACTGCACCAACTGAGGGAATAGGTAGAATATAGTATATGTCGCAATTACTCACCTATAAAACAGATCTTAAATCTTTAAGGTTTGGGCATGATCGTCCCGATGGAGGTTCTTCAAATCAACCTTATATCAAGACACCTATCCCACCACAGGATATGGATAGGTCTGAAGCTTTGACTATTTTAGGAACTCCTATAGGTACGGGTACAGATGCAATTTTAAGAGGAGGTATATCATCAGGGGAAAATATTGCTGATGATTTGCTTAGAATGGGCAAATATTTTACAGATATAAAGACTCCTAGAGGATTGCAGTTTATAACTAACCAAGGTATATTATCTAACATATCAGTTAAAACCCAGGCTTCAAGTCAATTTTCACCCAATCAGGGATTTTATTCTCCACTTCAAACCTTGGCTCAGATAGGAATTAATAATATAGGGGGTCATACTAATAGATTTTTAAAAAACATTTTAAACCCTTTAAAGGGTGTAACTACATATGCTGAAGCATTAAGTAAACCTCGTAAAAATGATTATATAGAAGGTCCAATAAATAATGATTTTACTGTAGATTTAAATTCATCTATCACAATCGAAAAACAACCTATAGCAGGAGTTTCATCCCCCGCACCCTTAACTAAAATAGGGATGTTTGAACATAATAATAGGTTAGTCCAATTAGCACAAACAAAGGTAGGTTTATATTCAACTAACCCTAAAAATGGTTATATGAGTGTTGTAAAACCCTCTTCTACACCTACTTCATATCAAACTATAAACTCAATATCACCTGACCCTCTCCAAATATTAAGATACTTTGGGGGTCCAACTGAAGGGTCTATTTTAGGTTTAACAGGAGATACCCAAATAAAAATAGCTACAGATTCTACAAATAAAACACCATTACGTACAGGAATCGAAAACCCAGAAATAGCAAAAGTAGTAGGG